AAGCATAATTCTGGATGGCATCTTTTGCGTTCTGAACCCTAAGTTCTTCGGCAATCTTTTCTTTGTTTAACTTTTGAATAGCGCCGAACAAATCTTCTTCGCGCTTTAATTCATCAGCTTTTAGCTTTTCGTCTGTTTTTACTTTCTGCTCATTTAATTTAATAAACAAAGACTCAAGCCGCTCCTCATTGGCAACCATTTCCCTGTTTAATCTATCAGTCTCTTTGATTGCTTTCTGCTCTTTTTCGTGAGCTTCAATTTTATCGTAAAGAGTGTTTATTGCTTGTCGATTAGCAGCCTGAGATTCATCAGTTCCAACCTTATACAATGCAATTTCACGCTTAGTCATACCAAGCGTATCAAATTCAACGGTTAATGACTTAATTAAAGATTCGGTTGCATCGGTAGTATCATCAATGCTTTTAATAGCTTCTTCGCGCAAAAATGTCAGACGTTCAATTTCTGTTGCGTTCACTTGCATCCGATCGGCAAAATCTTCTTGGCTTTCTATTTCTTTTGCCTGAGCTAAAAACCCATCATAAGTAACTTTGATTCCAGCTCGCTTTTCTTCGTTTAATTCGGCAAGCGCTTTATCATATTCTGCAACTCTAGTAGTAACCAAAGTTCTTACATACGCTTTTGCAGCTTCGCCTAAGTTATCAAAATTGTCCTCAAGGCTTTTCATGTCTTCCTGCAATGCTTTCATAGCATCGCCAGTACCAGTAAGGCTGTTATATAACGCCCCGGCTAATATAGCGCCAAATGCAATTACAGCACCCGCAACCGCACCGCCCGGACCAAATACAGATGCTAACTGCGGACCCTGTTGGGCAAGAATAGTAAATGCACTGGTTCCCATTTGGGCTTGGACTGCGACATCTTGTAACTGGTAGGATACTTGTGTAGCGCCGCCTTTCATCATTTTGAACGATGAAACATTATTTTTGGCGGCAGTACCAAGGTCATTGGTTTGCTTTTCGGTTTTCTTGCCTTGTTTTTCTAGGTTATCAAGTTCTTTCGTGGCAGTTATGACGCCATCAGTAGTAATCTTAATTCCTAATTCTGCTACATCAGCCATTTTTGCTAATCTCTTGATAATGTAAGGTATCTAGCCAGCGTATTATATCCACTTCAAACGGTGATAAATCGCCATATATGTTCCCGTATGCTTGTATTTGATCATATCCAATAGAACCCTTGCTGGCATTCTTTAATGATACAAACATCGACCATAAATATTGCAATTCATTTTTCAGTTCTGGCACATTTTCAAGCTCTTTTGGCTTTCTGCCTAAACTTTTCTCCACTTGCTGCAAGTTTTGCAATCGGCTAACTTTAGAACCTTCATCATACCCGGCGGCCCAAAACTGCCACTTCGCATAATCAACAATATCTTCAGTTAGCCCATCGTAAAATTTTTGCGATCAACCACAAACCGATCAATCTGGGCAGCAATAGCAGGCGAATTGCTATATAAATCTTTTGCCTTATCTTCAGTAAATTCTACTTCAAGTTTTCCATCTTTAAGGCCGCGCCATCCTTTCGTAATCGCTACTAATAAATAAACCTCAGCGTCTTCGTCTTTGTTGAGCATTTTGCGGTGAAATTCTTTTACAGCGCTCCTGTACTGCTTTGAATCAATACCCCGTACCGATATATAGAAATCCGTCTCTTTGCCGTCTAACGGGCTTACAATGCGTATTTCAGCCCCTTTCTCGTGCGATTCAACAGTATATAATTCTTTAATGTCCATCATTTTCCCCTATGGTAAAAAAGGGGCCGTTAAGCCCCTTATTGTTTAGGCGTCTGCCCGAGTTACTTTAATCTGAGTACCCTCGCCGCTATCGTACAATGCAACAAAATCAAGCGATACAGTAATTGCACCCGGACCGCCCACTTCAGGGTTGCCAGAATTATACTTAACTTTCGGAAGGTCTACAGTGTAGCTATTGCCAGCAAGATCGGTTAGCACAAATTGAATGCTTGATTCAGTCTCGGCGATAAACTTATCAATCAGCGTTGAATCTTCGAAGTAAGCAGTAATTGATCCAGTCACCATTGACTTGCCGATAGATGGCTCCAAACTTTCATCGCTACCAACTACATAGAGTGCCTCCATGCCATTGTCAATGCTCAATTCCAAAGCTGTGACAACCGCAATGCCAGAACCGCCTTCTGTGATTGAACCGGTAAAAGAATCAAATGGGGCTGTAGTAGTTTCAGCATTATAAGTTGCACCAGAAACGGCACTTGATGAAACGGCAAAGCCTTTACCAACAATACCAAACGATCCAGTTACCATAGAATTCGGCGCAATAGACAAAGACAACGTATTCATACTGCAACCAGTTGATCTGAGATATTTGCCAATATCTTCGTGATGCCGCTCTACAGTGAAACTTCTTCGAGTGGTTCCGGCTTTGAGTACATCGGTTGCCCAAGTGCCAGCCAAAGCTGCTTCAAGCAAATCATCGTAAGAACCATAAGACATCTCAAAATTAACATCACCTGAAACGCTTTTGTTGCCATGTCGATAATGAGCTACTTGGCGATCTTCGCGCAATTCCTCAGATTCAATAGCATCTTTTGACAAACCTAAGGTCGTGCCATTGTGTCTAATAGGCGTAAATACTGGGGTTGTTGGCGTAGTCCCGAAAGTGGATTCGGCTACGTAGGCCATATCATGTCTGGAGCCTGTTGCAATTGTCATAGTTACCTCGGGGCTACGTGAGCCATATAATTAATTGTTACTGATATAACGAACCTTTCTTCGTCAATAAGTCCTGCATTGCGCGATACATTGCCCAATCTAACGTAAACCCCATTATACAATAAATCAGTTCCACGTTTAAAATGATCAGCAATTGCATCCGCTTTAGTTTCTGCCGCGCCTTTCCCTTTACCAGCAGGAGCAAAAATATCAATCTGATAAATACCTAAATATTGATCGATACCATTATTGCCCAGCGCTGCTTGCTCTGTCGGTGCGGGCAAATGTGTCGGCCTTAAATATAAAGCCGTTTTTGTGGGCTTAAAAGCAATATTTTCCCAAGCTACAGGAGATGATCCAGATAAAGTATTTAATCTGGAATCAAGCGCGCCGCTAATGTCTTTAAATACAGTGCTCATTTATTAACTCTCTGAATAGCTTTATTTATGGCTGATTCAAATGCCGCAATAGTTACTCGAACCATTCCCGACGGTGCTTGAGTTGACCAGCCATATTCCACTCGCATTGCATACGGCAAGTTATTGGTTAGCCATAAAATGCCATCGTCTTTATGCGATTCTACTATTGCAGACATTTTGCCAATAGTAGCATTTCCGTTTTTATCTTCTTTGCTTAATATTCCGGTAGCTGGCTTATCAATCGATGCCTGCCAATTTCCTCTTAATCTTCCGCCCGTATAACCTTTGGGCGGCTTGCTTTTCCACAATGAAGGATTACCTACCGGGGTAGATTTAATTACTTTTCCAAATAAATCTAAAGCAACTGCTTTTTGGACATCATTAATATTGCGTCCAGTCTTATCCGAAAATTCTTTAAGCTCTAAGCTGAAGTTCATAATAAACATCTACGCCAGACGGTGAAATTTCTTTAACGGCAATCACCTTATAATCAACTGAATCAAATAAAAGATTATCATCAATTAATGGAATGCCTTGACCTGCCTCAGCTAATAACTTTATATCGCTTTCTTGCACTGCTTGAGATGCCTTCTCAGACTGCGTAAATTGCGCCCTAACGGCTTTGGCGTTTATTGTAGTCGTACTACCGCCAGAATAAGAACCGGTAACAGGGTTAAACGTAGCGCCACCAGTTCGCGTTATAACCGCATTAGCTCCAAAGTTTGTTATTAACTTTGATGCTGTCTTTTGCAAGGTCGCATAATCAAACACGCGTCACCCTCATTGTATTGATTACCAGCTTTTGCAGCTTTGTTTCAGCCGCTGTCAAATATGTATCAGGTCTTGCAGATGAACTATATTCAACCTCAATACCATCAACCTTTTCTCTTACCGTTTCACGGCCTTGATTGGCAAGTGGATTTACTCCGCCATCAATAGCTATGCAAATCTCCATTTCTGCTTCTTTTAGCAACTTAGGGATTACATCAGAATCAACGTAATAATTGTCAATCTCAGCGCCGTATCTTGGCCATTGCAAAGCCTGATCAATGTCTGACTTAGTGCCGATGAAATTCTTTGACTCTAAATAATCCATAGCTTGAATTATCAATACTGCGGGGGTTCCAGTTAAAGTAACACCGCGGTCCGCTGCATAAGTAGCAAGGTCAGCTTCGCTAACATAAGAGTTTGCCGTTTCTGAGCTAGTGCCAGTTTCTACTACAATAGTCGCCATTATGCGTCCTCAAACCATCCGTAAATTGAACCGCCTACCCTGCAAGCCTTACTTGCAGATGCGGTCAGCCCAAAAACAACACCCTCAACAAATGAAGGCGGAACAGGAAAAGAAAATGTAACACTTCCATCCTGCAAATCTACACTTCCCAAAGGCAAAAGCAAAAAAGGATTTACAAATATATTTCCATTATATGAACTTGAAACAAGTCTAATCGTAACCCTTGAATCGGCACTAGCGCTTGAACTGCCAGCTACTGCGCCAGATATAAATACGCGTTTTCCTTTTGGAACCATTCTTGCAGAAGATGTCATTAACAGCTTGTTTATTAATATCTCTGCATATGTAATGCCGCCATTTGAAACAATGATGTTGCCAGCAGCTTTTAAATTGCTGCCCACTGTAATGACGTGCATTTCATTAATAAAATAAATATCAGTGGCGGCAGTTAAAACTGGAATTAATCCAGTAAGCGTCACTATTTCAGTATGTTCAACCAAATTGACATCAAGGTAATGCAACTCAATTGTTTTAATTCCAGTACCATTTTCAGCATCATTAACGCTAGAACTGACAATGCTCATTTGAGCACCACCAATGGCAGGTCCAACAAAAGCGCCATCTGACCAGATTACAGCATCTTCTTGGGCTCCGGGAAATACTCTTTCGCCAAATGCGGCGAATCCGTAAGCGTTTGGAACCTTACCGCGTGCAATGTCGTTTTCAATATTATCAACTGGAAGGCGATCTAATCGAGTAACTAATTCGTGAGAAGTGTCAGCCTTTGCGGATGTTGATAGCCTGATACCTTGCGCCGACATTATTTAACCTTTTTGGATTTGGCTTTTACTTCTTTAACTTCAGGCTTATCAGACCACAAAATATCTGATTTGGTCATGTCAGACTTATTAATTACAGCATAACCATAAACGCTATCTTTGCGAATTACTTTTACAGTTTCCATTTTGTAACTCCTAAAAAGCCACCCCCCGAAAGAGGTGGCTAGTTTCAGACTTAGCCCAACAAAAGAGCAGTGTGTTCTGGCTTGATGTTTTTAACACCCCAAGCCAAACCAACTTCGTAACGTACTTTTCTATAGCCTTTGTACATTGCGAATTCCATAGTAAGACCTGAACGCGGATCAGTGATCAGGATCACGTCTTCGGCCATGTCGCCTTCTTCTGGACGGGCAGGAGCGCGAGCAGCAAGAACCAGTGCAGATCGGTTGAACGCCATGTTACGGGCAGCAGCAGCAACAACAGTGATTGCAGTAGCTGAAGTACCAATAGCTTTACGCAGACCGGGAGCAGACAAAGTAATAGAACCGCCACCAGATACATCAGCATCACCAGAAACTACTACATACTTCTCTGAATCGCCTGCAAAGCTAATAACATCGCCAGCAAGGATAGTACCAGTACCAGCAGAAGCCAGAGTGATAACAGTCGCGCCAACAGCGTAACCAGCGTTGTCAGTAGTAGCAGATGCGCCAGTACCAGCTACGCTAGTCTGGATTTGCGCAGATTCACGCAAAGGCATACCAGCAAGATCAAGCAAAACACCTTGACGAAGCATAGACTCAGTACCAGCAGCATTTACCGCAGATTGCTTACCGATAAAGTTTGCGCCAGCGGCAGTGTTCAAAACCAGTTGGTTTTCGCTTACTGGGCTTCCGTTGTCTTTAAGAATCTTCAGAACGTTTGAAGCATCAGTGTAATCATTAGCAGTGCCAAAAGGAGTTGATCCGGCAGTACCGTATGCGCGGCTGAAAGTGCTTTGCAGGTTAGCAAGGTCAAGTTCAACTTCGTTTGCTACAGCGCGGATAGCCTGAGCAATCTTATTTGCGCGAGTGCCCATATAGCCCGGTCCAGTGTTCAGCTTCTTCTGGTCATCGCCAATAAAACCAAACTCAGCAGCGCGAGACTTAGTAATCTGGATGATGCTTGAGCCAGAAGTTTGACCAGTTGGATCAGGAACAGTCATTGCCGGAGTAATGTCCGCAACGTTGCCAGCAGGCTCTACGTCTACAACGATGTTTTGGTTAATACCGGCGCGCTCTGCGCTGGCGTTCATAGTTACAGCGGGGATAAGCCCGGTTAGTTCACGTGATACTACGTCAAGTGCTTCGTAAATATCAGGAACGATTGAGGAAATAGTATTCTCAGCCATTTTAAGTTACCTATCAATTATCAGTTATAATTCCGCCGGATTTCACAAAGTCCATCCGTTTTGCGGGGTTAAGTGCCTCAAATTCGGCACGACTTCTTACCTTTGTGGCACCGCCACTATTTGAGCCACCAGAGGCACCGCCGCCCGATGATTGATTGCCCTTTAATAATGCTGAATATCTTGCATCATTTTTAAACTCTGTCTTTAAATCGTCAAACGTAGAAACGGTCAGATTGCCAGAATTATCGGTTACTTTAACACCGTCCTCGTGAAACTTCAATCTGCGGCCAATGAACTCAGCTAGTAGCTCCGCGTTAGTTCCATCGGCTAAATCTGCCGCTATCTTCATTGCAGTATTAACCTGCTTTTCTTTCGCAATGTTACCGCGTAAATCATTCAATTCCGCAATAGTTGCTTGGTATCTTTCTTCGGATGACTTATGCAATTGTTCATAGTCGCCCTTTTCTTTTGCAATCCTTTCTCTTTCTGCCTGAGATTCTTCTTCGATTGCGCGCTTTGCTGTTTTGGCTTTTTTAGCCTCAGTAAGCAGTTCATCCATCTTGGCTTTCATAGCGGCATTTTCAGCCATTAATTGAGACAAATCTACTGTAGCTTCTTGTTCATTTTCTTGCGGTACTGTTTCTTCTTCACTCATTTTTATCACCTTTGGTCACAAACCAGACGATCACTGACCGCCTATAAGATCAGAGAACACAATGGGATTCATGCTCTCCAGTTGAGACAGGGTATAAACCCTGCCAGTTGGGTCCACAAACTTATCTAATGATAATTTGCCAGACCGAAATAATCGTGAACGTTCTAAACCCAAAGCCTCATCCACAAATTCTTTATTTTGCCGTTTAAGCCATCCACCGTAAGTTACTTTTGATGATACCTGCTGAACGCCATCACTACCAATAGCAGGCCGCTTAGAATCAACATCAAGCCCCAAGTCAAACTCTTTCTTAATCTTTGGGATAGTAGTTGACCTGCATCCAAAATGAGCGGGCGGCATAGGACCAGTGCCGACTCGATAATACTTGCCGTCTCTGCTCATGCAAATAAAGGTAGTTCTACCGTCAAGCGTTGCAACCCACTCATACCTATCTACTAATCGACTATTTTTCTTATAAAGCTCTGATCTAGTAGTTGAGCTAATATGATTAATAA